GATCTTATGTGTAAACACTGCGAACATAGCTGTCATTGTGGTAATGGAGGCTCTTGCAAGATTGAGGGCTGCGACTGCAAAAACTGCGAACATAATGCTCTTGATGAGTTTTGGAGGAAGCTAGATGCCATTGAATAAGAAAGGTAAGAAGATTTTAAAATCCATGAAAAAAACTTATGGTAAAAAGAAGGGAAAGACTGTATTCTATGCTAGCATTAATAAGGGTAAGATTAAGGGCGTTAAACGTCCAAAGAAAAAGGTAACGTAATATGACAGTAATGAGAGACATGATGAGAGGTTTGGGTGAGATACCTCAAGGTAGAACAATGATGGCTCGTGGCGATGATGATGAAAAAGAAATAAAAGTTCCAACCGATATAATAGATGATCCTTCAGGTATGTTAGAAACAGACATAATGGAGTTAAGACAAATGTTAGATAGTGAGGGTCTTTTAAGAACAAGTTTCAACGATGCAGAATTAGAGTATTTAAAAGGTGTTTATGATCGACTAGAGGACATGAATCAGCTTGAAGATAAGTACCAAGGTGAAGATGGTTTTAAACTATTCACTATTCAAATGGGAGAATCGTTACTCGCAACTGTTCGTGAAAGAATGCCAAGTAAGGATCAAGGCATAGCATCACTGAGGGCATAACATGGCTATTGATAGAGACATGCCGCTCAAAGAACAAATGAAGTTCGATATCAGAGCGCAAGAAGTAGATATTATGGAGGGTGATCCGCAGTTAGATTCAGATGGCGGAGCCACGATAGATTTTGGTGCACCTCAACCTGTGATGGGCGGACACAATGAAAATTTAGCAGAACAACTAAGCGATGGCGATCTTAGCACGATTGCAAGAGAACTGTCAGATGCATACGAAGGAGACAAAGAATCAAGAAGTGATTGGTCTTCTACATACGCTGAAGGATTAGAGCTGCTAGGCATGCAGTATGAAGATCGAACAAATCCTTTTCCTGGCGCGTCCGGTGTATCTCATCCTCTTCTTGCAGAGTCTGTCACACAGTTTCAGGCACAATCTTACAAAGAATTATTTCCAGCAGGTGGCCCAGTCAAGACTCAGATTATGGGCATGGTTAATCCACAAGTAGAACAACAGTCACAACGAGTCAAAGAATTTATGAATTTTCAACTTACCCACGTCATGGAGGAATACGAGCCCGAACTTGATCAAATGCTTTTTCACCTTCCCTTATCAGGTTCGGCGTTTCGTAAAATATATTTTGATAATACATTAGGACGACCTGTTTCTAAATTTGTATCATCAGAAGATTTAGTGGTTCCTTATTCGGCCACAGATCTTCATACGTGTTCTAGAATCACGCACGTTGTAAAAATGATGTCTAACGATTTACGAAAGTTTCAAGTGTCAGGTTTCTATCGTGACATAGAAGTAGGTGAGCCGTCTTCAGATGATCCAAGCGAAGTTCAAGATAAAATAGACGAGCTAGATGGAAAGCAAAGAACCTACACTAAAGACGATGTCTACACTTTGTTGGAGATGCACGTCGACCTAGACCTACCAGGATTTGAGGATGCCAATGAGGCAGGCGAAGAGACTGGAATCAGGCTACCTTACATAGTAACTATAGAGGATAACTCTAATCAAATATTATCTATACGAAGAAACTGGAATGAGACTGATCCGCTTAAAATTAAAAAACAATATTTCGTACATTATAAGTTTTTGCCAGGTCTTGGTTTTTATGGTTTTGGTCTTATCCATATGCTCGGTGGTCTCACAAAAACCGCAACCTCTGTATTACGACAGCTTATCGACGCTGGCACCCTCGTCAATTTACCCGCAGGTTTCAAGGCTAGAGGGCTTAGGATACGGGATGATGATCAGCCGTTAGTACCGGGCGAGTTTAGAGATGTGGACGCACCAGCTGGTGATCTTCGTGCATCTCTTATGACACTACCGTACAAGGAGCCATCCGGAACATTATTTAATTTACTTGGTTTTGTAATTGACAGCGGCAAATCTTTTGCAGCTGTAGCCGACATGAAACTAGGCGAAGGTAACGAAGTTAATCCTGTTGGCACAACCATGGCATTACTAGAGCGTGGCATGAAAGTTATGTCAGCTATACACAAAAGAATGCACATGGCACAAGGCAAAGAGTTTAAACTTCTTGCTAAACTTTTTGCAGAGACACTGCCTCCTGTTTATCCGTATCAAATCGTAGGTGGCAATCAAGCTGTCAAAGCACAAGACTTTGACGCTCGTATTGATGTGATACCTGTGTCTGATCCAAATATATTCTCTGTTACACAACGAGTGACATTGGCACAACAACAGCTACAACTAGCGCAAGCTGCGCCACAAATGCATAATGTTCATGAAGCGTATCGAAGAATGTACGAAGCCATGGGTGTGCAAAATATTGACGCTATCTTAATGCAGCCTCAACAACCACAACCAAAAGATCCTGCCACAGAAAATGCAGAAATTCTTGCAGGTATGCCAGCACAAGCGTTTCAAGGGCAAAACCACGACGCACATATTGAAGCACACTTTGCGGTGATGAACAGCAGTGTGGTAAAAGCAAGTGCAGTGGTTATGGCAAATTTACAGGCACACATTATGCAACACATATCACTTAAAGCTCAAGAAGAGATACAAGCAGAGGTGCAAAAACAAATGCAAGCAATGCCTCCTGAACAACAACAAATGATGCAACAACAAATGATGATAGAAATGCAAGCACGAGTCGCAGAACTTGAGTCTGAGTTAATTGCAGAGTTTGTGGCAGAGTATGAAGCGTTGTTAAAAAATTCTGCAGGAGATCCGTTACTTGATTTTAAACGAGAAGAGTTAGATGTTAAACAACAAGACATGATGAGAAAAGCACAAGAAGCCAACGAAAGATTAGGTCTTGAGAAGAAAAGAATAGATGATAAAAAAGATGTAGATCGTGCGAAGATTGACCAACAAAAAGATGCCGTTGCAATTAGGTCGGCCATTGCAACAGAAAAATTAGAAAAAGATTCTGTAAACAAAGTTATGGATAAAGCAGAAAAGATTACTCAAAACATGGAAAAAACAGTGGCTAATGTTATGAAGCCGAACGGAGGATTGTAATGCCTCGTAGAGGTGGTGTCAGAGGCAAAAGCGGCGGAGGCGGCGGAGGCGGCGGAGGCGGCGGAGGCGGCGGAGGCGGCGGAAGCAATCGTCAACCAGGATTATTTGGAAGTGCATCAGCCGAACAGCAAAAAAAAGATGCAGAAAAGGAAGCACGACGTAGAGCAGCTGAACGACGAGCACTAAGAGAGATAGCAGCAAATAATGCAGCTCAAGAGGAGGCGGCTAGAAAAGCAAACCAAGAGGCCGCAGCAAGACAAAAAGCACTAAGAGAAATAGCTGAAAACGAAAAAGCAAAAGAAGAGGCGGCTAGAAAAGCAAACGAAGAGGCGGCAAGACAAAGGGCTCTAAGAGAGATAGCAGCAAATAATGCAGCTCAAGAAGAGGCGGCTAGAAAAGCAAACGAAGAGGTTGCAGCAAGACAAAGAGCAGCGGCTGAAATAGCGGCAAACGAAGCAGTAAAAGAGGAACAGGCTCGAGTTGCTAATTTATTAGGCAATGTAAATCTGGGGGCTACCAAAGGTAATTTATCTTCTAGTTTAGTTGATAAATTGTCTCCGAGCACACTAGAACAGTTGTTAGCAGGTGGTCACGGCATTGATGGCAGTACTTTTGAAAGACTAGGAGATGACACTAAAACTAAAGTGGTTGGAGTGTTAGATCAATTAGAAACTGACAAAGCAACGGCGGCGGAAAAAGTTAGGAGAGATTTATTTGATTATACGAGCGGATTAGAACTGCCTGTTACCACGTTTGATCAGGCGCAACAAGTAAGCATGGCTCAATTGACCGATCGACAAAGACAAGAGCTTATAAACAGAGGTTTTGATTTAAGTAACCTTGCTTATACACCAGGCGAAGGGTTGTTTGGTTTGAAACAACAGGCTTTAATTAGAGACATTAATACAGGGGAAATTGTTGCAAGACCTAGTCAAGGATTAACTGGACCAGTGGGAGCAGGTCTTGCAGCTTTAGGGATAGATACAAGCTCAATTAACTTTGGTGTTGATCCCACTCAAGACAGAGGTGGACGACAAGACGAAAGACTAGCAGGTATTCCCACAATAGCTCAGACAGAAACACAAGAGCAAGACGAAGAGGACGCAGAGGAAGAAGTTCTAACAGGATTCACTGGAGATCAAAGAGGGACAGGCACAGGATTCACACCTTCTATGGGAGGCACCGGCATTACATCCACTCCAGCGGCAGGCAATTACATGGACTATATAAACTATGCGTTTCGACCTGTAAATTTAGCGACTCCTTTTGCAGGTCAGCCCACACAACAGATCACAGGTTTTAATCCTTTGTTCGGTGACAATCCTGTGTATAGAGCACACGGTGGTTTTATAGGATTTATGGATGAGCCATTAAACATCATGTACCCGAGAAATGAAAATATGGTTGTGCATGACGGCATAAGTGGTATATTGAAAAAATATAAAAAGATAAGGTCAGAATTATAGAAATTTATGGACGGATTATGGTTAGGCGATAAGATTTTACGCCTTATTCGTGACAAAAAAGAACAAACTACTGAGTTTGTGATGCAGGGAAGCACTACCGAGCGTCATGATTATAATTTTATGATTGGGAAATACCGAACTTTGATAGAAGTTGAAGACGAAATTAAAGAAATACTAGAAAAAGGAGAGAAAAATGAGTGATTTAATACTTCCAGAGCACATGGCTAAGGCTAGACGCAAAGAAAAAGCAAAAATTGTTGAAAAAGGCAAGACAGCAGCCGAAATAGAGCAAAAACAGAAAGAAGTTGAAGATATTTATGGCGAAAGAGAGTCAAAATACATAGATCCAGACAATATTGACACTTCTGTAGCCGAAAAACTGCCCAAACCGACCGGTTGGAGAGTGCTTATTTTGCCATACATGGGAGCGGAAAAGAGTAAAGGCGGTATTATTTTAGCAGATCAAACACGTGAAAGAGAGCAACTTGCAACCGTTTGCGGTTATGTGTTAGCCACCGGCCCTGATGCGTATGCCGATGTTAATAAGTTTCCAGAGGGTCCATGGTGCAAAAAAGGTGACTGGGTTATCTTTGCACGTTACGCTGGGTCTAGATTAAAAATTGATGGTGGTGAATTAAGACTCTTGAATGATGATGAAATACTTGCTATACTACAGGACCCAACTGATATTTTACATATGTAGTTGGTCTTGCAACTAAATAACCATGGAGATCAAGAACCATGCCCGAGGCACAAAAAGAACAAATACAGGACGATAGACTCGTACCTATTGACACCAGCGGTGAGTCCGTTGATGTTGAATTAAAAGAATCTAACATAAAACCAGTTGAAGAAGAAGTTGTAGAAGAACAACAAGAGGCTGCACCTGAACCAGAAAAGACGGAGGACGAACAACCGTCAACGAAAAAAGGTGAGCACGACGAATATAGTGAGAAGGTTAACAAACGAATCGCTAAACTTGTTGGCAAACTTCGTGAAGCAGAACGTAGAGAAGACGCGGCTGTTGAGTACGCAAACGGACTAAAGCAAAAACAGTCAGAACTTGAAACACAATTACAGTCTGTAAATCAAAACTATGCATCAACTATGGAAACGGCTTCGACATCACAAGTTGAAGAAGCTAAATTAAGACTTAGAAAAGCTATTGAAGAGGGAGATGTTAACGCGCAAGCAGATGCACAAAGCATTCTTGCAAGAGCATCTTTAGACGCTGAAAGAGCTAAAATACAAAAAGAACAATTAGAAGCTCAAGCAGCAAAATTTAAAGAACAAAAAGAAGAACCTGTCAAGCAAGACTACGCTCCTCAAACTTCCCAGCCTGCTCAAGTAGATCCCCAAGCGCAGGCCTGGGCAGAAAAGAATGAATGGTTTGGTAAAGATGAGGCTATGACATACACTGCTTTTGCAGTGCATAGAAGACTGGTTGAACAAGAGGGCTATGACCCTAGATCAGACGAATACTACGAAGAGATAGATCGTCAAATTAGAGAACAGTTTCCAAATAAGTTTGAAGGAGAAAAAAGCAAAAAAGTGGTTGACCAAACGGTTGCACCTGCTGTAAAGTCTACTTCAAGTAAAGGAAATAAACGAACTGTGAGACTCACACCGTCACAGGTTGCAATCGCTAAAAAACTTGGTGTGCCTTTAGAAGAATATGCTAAATACGTGAAGGAGTAGCAATATGGAAAAGAAAACAAGAACCTCACGCTCATCTCAAACAAGAGAGAAAACTGCCAGAAGGCAGCCATGGCGACCACCATCTAGGTTAGACGCGCCAGCTCCACCAGCCGGATTTAAATATCGTTGGATTCGTGCTGAAGTTATGGGCCAAGACGACAAGAAAAATGTAGCCGCTCGAATGAGAGAAGGTTACGAACCAGTAAGACTGGAAGAGCTTGGAGACTTTGAAGCCCCTACTGTGGAAGATGGTAAAATGAAAGGCGTTGTAGCTGTAGGTGGATTACTGCTAGCCAAGATACCTGAAGAAATTGTTGAGGAAAGAAAAGCTTATTTTGCTCAACAAACAAGAGACCAACAGGAAGCTGTTGATAATAATCTTCTAAGGGAGCAGCACCCAAGTATGCCTATTGATAATCCAAATAGGCAATCAAGAGTAAGCTTTGGCGGTGCAAAGAAGTCAGACTAGATTTCACACCACTGTAAACATCGGTCAAAGATTTGGATTAATAACTAATAATTTATTAGTCTAAGGAGGACTATAATTATGGCAAATAAAGACGCACCTTTTGGGTTTAGACCTACAAGGCATTTGACTGGTGGCGAAGTTCGTACTGAAGAGTATGCAATCGCAGCCAATCATGGCACTTCCATCTTCACTGGACAAGTGGTAGAGGCAGTGGCAGCGGGCGGCATAGAGCAAGCAGCAGCTGGAGACACTCAACAACTAGGTGTTTTCGGAGGTTGTTTCTATACTGACCCAACAACAAGTAAGCCGACATACTCAGCGTTTTATCCAGCAAGCACTAACGCTTCTGATATCGTTGCATATGTCTATGCAGATCCACATATCGTGTTTGAAGCACAACATGATGGAACTGGAACAGCAGCTATGAATCATTCAGGTTTTGATTTCGTTGGCACTAGTGGAAGCACTATCAGCGGACTATCAAGCTCTGAGATTGATACTTCTACTTCTGGTACATCAGGTGGTTTTAAGCAAATCGGAATCTCAAAAGATCCTGATAACAGTGATACATCTGCTGCAAACGCTAACGCGTATGTAGTGTTTAACACTGGCGAACATGTGTATAAACTAACAACTGGCGTATAGGAGGATTTAAACTATGGCTATTAATAGATCACAACTTGCGAAAGAGTTGGAACCTGGTTTGAATGCACTATTCGGACTAGAGTACGCGACGTACGAGAATCAACATGCTGAGATTTTCGATACTGAAACAAGTGACAGAGCTTTTGAAGAAGAAGTAATGTTGTCTGGTTTTGGTTCGGCATCAGTTAAACCTGAAGGTACAGGAGTTAACTTTGATAACTCTAGAGAGACTTTCACAGCACGTTACTCTCATGAAACTGTAGCTTTGGCTTTCCAGATTACTGAAGAAGCTGTAGAGGACAACCTTTACGACAAAATTAGTACTCGTTACAC